ACAATCTTAATGCCATTTAATTATTCAATAAAACAGATAGACACAAAGAAAGTCGTAGATGGGGGATTTCTCATCTACGACTCTCTTTTATTCAATGTTTTAGGAATAACACAAACTCATAAATTGTTAGAGTCGGTAAGTGATTTTACTAATTTGATAAACAATGCAGATTATACTCAAATTAGTGCATCCATTACCGATTCTGATCTTTTCTTAAAAGAGTTAAATAATACCTCTACCACATCTACGAAAACAGATGTCAGAAAGATTGATTTTTATTTTAACTTTATTTTGGATGCTCTTCATTATAATTATAACATTTATCTCATAAATGCTTCTACAGAAAATAATGTATATGATGTTTTGAGCAAGTACGATTTGGATTATTTAGTTTATGACCCTTTAAAAACTAGTATTTCAGCGGGATTAATCTCTGAAATTAAAATAAAAAATATACCAATTTTACTAAATGCATCTTTGAATCAATCTGCGTTTAGATCAATAGAAAATTTATATATTTCAAATAATTCTACAGATATCAATTATCAGTTTGATGATTTCTATCCAAGATCTGAACTAACAGACACGGAGTTTAATCAATTAACATATACGATATGTGGAGTAAAAAGATTAAAAAGATATTACGGGGACGAAAATATTTCGGATGATACTGAATTTTCCAATACCCCTTATGTCCTAGTTCCTCTTATCAGTGATGCGGCAGGAATGATGGCTAGAAGCTATGCAACCAATCCTTGGTACACTATAAGTGGTTTTGTAAATGGAAAAATGCTGAATCAAACATTCAGTAAGATCAATTTACCAAATATTAAATTCTCAGAAGCTGTGATTCCTCAGACACCTGTGGATGTTACTTTCGAATCTCCTTCTAAACTTTATACCTCACAAATAAGGGGTATAAATTCTATATTGAAAATCTCTGGACCTAACGGGAAAGAATACTTTTTATCTACAGATCTTTCTGGCGTGACTTCTTCAGAAAATGTAATTAAACAAACATTTACTTATTCAAATTTATATTCTTACATTGCAAGAAATAGTAAATCCATTATAAACGAATTTAGATTTGAATTGAACTCCCCAGAAAACAGACTTTTAATAACTAGAAATTTAAATAATTTACTAGAAAATATAAAACGAAATGGCGGTATTGAATCTTACAATGTTATTTGTAATGAGATCAATAATACAGAAACTACGATAGCTCAAAATGTGTTAATTGTCGATCTATCATTTAAACCTATTCAAAGTCCATCCGTAATAAATCTCAATTTTACTACATAATAAAAGAAAATTGAGGTAAATCCAATGCCAAATAGTATATCAAATTTTATCAATGGATTTAGAGGTGGCACTAGAAAAAATCGTTTCAGAGTAACCGGGGTATTTCCTACAGGTGCTGGAGGCGATGCAAATAAATTAAATTATCATGTTCTTTCCGCTTCTCTTCCAAACTCAACCCTTGGTATTGTAAATTTTCCTTATAGAGGAAGATTGATTCCTTATGTCGGTGATAGAATTTATGAACCTTGGGATATTTTGGTTCTGGATGATAGAGGATCTGGTCTTTATCAGGCATTTCAGGGTTGGAGTGAATTAATTAATAATCACGAAACAAACGAACATGCTTATGATGATGATGATAGCTGGTTTGCTGGTGGTGCTGATGGTGATGCAATACAAGCTTCGTCTTGGTTTATTGAGCAGCTAAGTTTAAGCGGAGATACAATCAAAAAAATTACTTTAAAATCATGTTGGCCTGGATATATTAGTCCTTTGCAATTCAATATGGCCGATACAGGTTTCAATTCATTTGCTGTAAGACTTAACTACAATTTCATTGAAGTAGCATAAAGGGATATAAAATGTCGATACAAGACTTTATTAATAATTTCCAAGGCGGCACAAGAAAAAATAGATTCCGAGTCAAAATGACTGATGGACCGGATGATCTTAGGACTCTTATTACTGATTTTCATATTCAAGCAGCTGCTATGCCTGCTTCTATTTTAACTACAAATCCAATCGACTATCAGGGTAGAAAAATTTTATATCCGGGAGATAGGCTTTATATCGCAGATGGTTTTAATGTTTGGACTATGACCGTGTTGGACGATGTTCCAACAGCATTTGGCAATGCTGTAGATATATGGAATGCTTTTCACGCTTGGAGCAATAGAATCAACAGTCATTTAGTAAACACAGGTAATACAGATGAGCTTGGAGAAATTGTTGTAGAACAATTAAATTTGAATGAAGCTGGTGCAAATGGTGGAGTGATTAAACGATCTACTCTTTTTAGCTGCTGGCCCCAATCGGTCAGTTCTCTTGATATGGAGATGCAAGCTAGAGATCAATACAATTCTTTTGATGTAACTCTTTGCTTCAGATATGCTAAGTATGAAGATTTAGAATGATCTATTCTCGACTATATACTTGACAAGGATTTTACATAATGGCTTATAAACTATTTGGTTTTACCGTCAGATCTAAAGAAGAAGAGGACAAGCTTCCTCTTCAAAATTTTGCTACCCCTGAAGAATTTGATGGAGCATATACAGTCGAAGGTGCTGGGGTTTATGGCACTTTCATTGACTTCATGGGTTCACTTAAGGACGAGCAGGCACTCATGTCTCAGTATAGAGCCATGTCCCTCTTTCCTGAAGTAGATACTGCTATTGACGAAATTACTAATGAATCTATCGTAATGGGAAGCGATAGAAAACCAATAAAGCTTGATTTATCAAAAATTACATTCTCTGATAATATCAAAAGCAAAATCTATAGTGAATTTGATAATATCCTAAAGCTTTTAGACTTTCAGGATAAAGGCTATGAGATCTTCAGAAGATGGTATGTTGATTCAAAACTTTACTATTATATTTCAATTGATTCTGAAAATCCATCAGAAGGTATCAAGCAAATAATTCCTCTTGATGCAACTAAAGTTAAAAAAGTCAGAAAAGTAAAAACAAAAAATACAAAGCAAGATGGAGCGAGTATATCACTCATCAAAGATGTTGAGGAATATTTCGTATATACAAATACAGATAAAAATTCTGTAATTGGAACTCCTACATCTGGCCTTAAGATTTCTCCAGACTCCATCGCATATTGCCATTCAGGTATGGTAGATATGAACTCTAAGAGAGTCGTAGGATACCTTCATAAGGCTATTAGACCTCTAAACATGTTGCGTCAGATAGAAGACGCTATCGTGGTTTATCGTATTTCTCGCGCCCCAGAGCGTCGTATATTCTATATCGATGTTGGTAACTTACCAAAGCAAAAAGCAGAACAGTATGTCCGTGAGCTTATGAATAAGTATCGTAATAAGCTTATCTACAACCAAACAACTGGTGAAATTAAAGATGATAGAAACCAGATGGCCATGATTGAGGACTATTGGCTACCTCGTCGTGAAGGTGGTAGAGGAACCGAAATCTCAACCCTAGATGGGGGACAGAATCTTGGAGAACTCACCGATGTCGAGTATTTCAAGAAGAAGCTCTATTACGCTTTGAATATTCCTCCTTCTCGTTTGGTAGGAGAAAATGGTTTCAATCTCGGAAGATCGGCGGAAATCACGCGAGATGAAGTTAAGTTCTACAAATTTATTGAAAGATTGAGAAATAAGTTTGCTCAAGTCTTCATGCAATTGCTAAGAATTCAACTAGTTCTCAAGGGCATTATAACACAAAATGACTGGGAAGAAATAAACTACGCAATTAATTTCTCATTTAATAAAGACTCATATTTTACCGATCTAAAGGATGCTGAAATCCTATCGGCCAGAATGGAATTGGCTGTTCAGATGGAACCAATGATCGGTAAGTATTTCTCGTCTAATTACATCAAAAAGAATATTTTGAAGCAAAGTGATGAGGAAATAGAACAATTAACCAGAGAAATGGCTGTGGATATCGCAAAGCAACAGCAAGAACAAATGATGCAAATGCAGATGGCACAGGAACAAGAACAACCAGAACAATAAAAATATAGATAATAAAGGAAAAAAATATGAAAGCAAAAACAATAATTCATTCAATTCTTGAAGAAAATGCTATCAAGGCTAAGAAGGCAATTGCAGAAGATCTAGCAATTAAGCTTGGTCAGAGATTAGCAGAGGAATATGTCCGCGTTGCCAAGGTAACTTTCAACGAGGCAATGGATCCTGTTGGAAAGGAAGATGAAGACATCGACAACGATGGCGATTCAGACGAAAGCGATAAGTACCTTTCAAATCGTAGAAAAGCAATAGGCAAGGCCATGTCCGAAGAAGAGGAAATGGAAGAAGAAGGCGAAGAAGAGGGCGAAGAAGAGGGCGAGGAAGAAGAATGCGAAGATTGCGAAGAAGAAAAGAAAAATAATCCTGGCTCAATGGCAAGCAATCCTTCAGTAAAGACTCCAAGCGGTTTTGATGTTCGCATGTCATACAACGGATAATAAATGAAACTAATCACAGAAACAGTAGAAGAAGTAGCATATCTAACCGAAAACAAAGACGGTGAAAAGCAATTTTTCATCGAAGGTGTTTTC